CACATTTCCCTGTTAAAGACTATCCTATGCTTTGAACTTCCTCTTATGGAGGTTCGCCAGCTTGACAAAAGTTTGGTTCAGATATTCTTACTGAGAAAGCTAGGTGGTTAATAACCACTTCTCATTCATTTATCCCTTGGAAGGATCTCCAATGATTTGAGCCTTTACATCCTCTAAATCCATCATCCTCAGGTATTGTTACTGAGATCAATGATAAATTGGAGAGAATTCCAAAAGTGAGTGGGAAGTGAATTAAGCCAGGTGATTTCGATGGACATCCATGTGAGGTACACCCGGTTGGGAGAGTAACTGTCTTAAGAGAATTAGGTGGTAAGCTTAGGTGTTTTGCTATTCCTTCTGCATTCACTCAGTATGCTTTGAAACCAATCCATGATTCTGTTTTTCGAATCCTAGGATTGATCCCATCTGATTTTACTTTTGACCAGAATAAATTCCGCCGGCTAGTCATCTCTGGATTCTATGGATCTATGCCTGCTTGGTGTTACGATCTGACTTCCGCTACAGATCGTTTCCCAATCATTCTCCAACAATCCCTTCTTAATAGAGTCTTCAAGAATATTAAGATGAGTGCGGAGATTGGCTTTCAATGTCTTGGTGATATGTGGGCCGACACCATATCTAAGGGTCCCTGGTCTTATAGACTTGGGAATGAGAGTCGAGTCATGTTTGACTATGTAGGGCAGCCTATGGGTGCTTATTCCTCGTGGGCTGTATTTTCCTTATCTCATCATGTGCTTATTTGGACATTAGCTTTAGAGTGTGGGTTGTCCTGACAAACAATCTTTCGGTCTTATGCTGTTGTTGGGGATGATATTGTGATTTTCAATCAACAGCTAGCTGAGAGATACTTTCTTATCATGGGTCGTCTTGGGATTCCGATTAATACTTCTAAGAGTATTATCCCCAAGAAGACTTCTGAGGGTGGATGAACACCAGGTATCGATTTCCTGGCAAAGTGGTATGTCAATCAGCTTGAGCTTTCCCGTCTTCCTATTCAGTTATTAACTACCGGTCATCCTGCTGCTTCCACTTGCTTCTTTTCAGAAGTGTTCTTCCGCCTTATTAATGCATATCTGAAGGGGTCCCGTTATTCTTCTTTGAATAATCTTTCCTCCTTGTTAAATCTCCAGGGGACCTCTGAGGATCATCTTCTTGAGCCAATTGATAAGGATTCTTTACTCTTACAATTACTCAATATGATGGGATTTACACTCCATCGCATTCGTGGTAAGAAGTTATGTTTTACATTACCGTGTGTCCCTGGTCAATCCTATTATGATCCGGAGATATTGC